GTCGAATCTCTGTCGCTTCTTCCAAAGAAGCGTAGCTTCCTAAATATTTTGGCTTCTTATCTACATTGATGATAAGTTACATCTACCCAATGTTCGAAGCCTAGATCGGTTTTATCAATGCTTGTCAGTTCAATATTTAAGATTTCCATTTGTTCGTCCTCCTTACTTATCTATTCGTAAAAAATTAAAAAAGTAGTGAAAAAATCATTACTTTTTTGATTTTGAAAGTACTTTCGGATCAATTTTGTTGGCATCAACAAAAATGGCAACCAAGCGATTTAAATACTATTTGTTGACCTCAACAAGTCAATTTTCAGAGCAAACAAAAAACCGCAAGCCAATGCCTGCGGTTAAAACAATTCGAACAATATTTTAGAAATTTTCCTTTCTTTATTTAAAAATTATTTCGTAGTAATTAAGCCTTCTGGCTCTACTGTGAACTCTGGCTTGTCTGCCATGCTGCCATCTTCTTTTAGGTAGTACCAACCTGAGCCGTCGGCCGACTTAATGAACTGTTTGGACTTCATGTCGCCGTCCTTGGCATCGAGATAGTACCAATGGTCTTTGTACTTGACCCAACCAGTCTTCATAGCTCCTTCACTGTCGAAGTAATACCATTTTCCATCAATCTTTTTCCAGCCAGTAGCCATAGCTCCTGAAGGGTCTAAATAGTACCATTTGCCGTCGGAATGTTTCTTCCATTTGTCTTCCAGCAGGTATCCGGACCCGTCAAAATAATACCAGGTGTCATCGATTTTTTCGAATTTATCTTTTGGATAAGAGCCATCTGAACGAACATACCACCATCCAGTGGCGTTCTCCTTCCATCCAGGTTCCACGTTCGTACCATTCTCGATATCCTGCTTAAATTGTGAACGACTAATCCCCCATTTCGCAAGATAGGGATAAGGATCAACGTGGTCTGAATGGTTATCAGGCTGGTTATTCGTACAGTATTCATGCGTCTTGATACCCGCTAAATCGTCTGTATCAAGAGTTTTGGGCAAGCCTGCTTCGTCCGCAAGGTTTCGTAGCAGTTCGATATAAAGACGATAGTCTGTCATGAACTCTTCCTTAGTTGAATGGCTTTCAATTAGTTCAACTGCAGCATAGGTCTCAGCATTCCAACCGCCACCAACGTCCCACGATCCATTATTTACAGGACCGACCTGCATCACTCGACCATTACCGACCACATGCGAAAAGAACCCAAGTTCAGGGTCTTTGCGCCAATGGTAGTCTGCTTCATTTTGTGCGGTTGAGTTTCGATTTCCTGTCGAGTGTGCATGGACTTGACGATAAGGTCGCACACCGACCTGAGGCAATCCACTTCTTAATCTGCTTTTATCAATATCCATGCTTATTCCCCTTTCCACGCTTCATTCATCTGCTTGACCGCTGACTCTACAAACGTGTCTAAGTCCTTATCAGTCATGCTGATGTTGTATTTGGTAAGCTCAGCACGGATTTTAGTGCGAGCTTGCTCCAGCTTTTCTTGACCTTTGTAGCCAGTTTCAGAAGCGACCTGCTCCACTGCGTTGACCGCATTCTTAGCAAGGGTTTCAACAATCTTGATTGTCTTTTCTCCACCTTTTTTAATCAAAAAGTCCTTAACCGCTTTGACTGCGATACCTGCTAAAACGGTCAAGATTCCTGTAGCTGAAGCGATAATGATTTCAGTAATTTGTTGCATGTGTTATTCTCCTTTGTTTTTGTCGTCATCTTTTTCAATCAAGCGCTGAAACGCTTTTAAAATTGGCTGAAAAAGAGTGACATTTCCTTTTAATTTGCGGTAATTTTCAATAAGTGATTGAAAAGTAAATACGATGTATCCGAGGTAAATTGAATACAAGAATGCGAAGCCTGATTTTTCAGGCAAGAGTACAGACATCGGGATGAGGATCATCAGCAAGAGAACCCCTAAAATCTTGCGAAGGAGCCCATTGATGCCGATTTTGCTCTTATACTCGATGTCAGGGTTTGCGATAGCAGCAATCGTTCCAGTTAAGAAATCAATAATTTCCATTGAAACAATCAAAGTCAGAGCGTACAAGACTAGACCATCTTCAGTCTGGACTACGCTTCTTAAAAAGTTGAAAAATTCGATTTGCATACAACCTCCTTCTAATCGATACGTGGCATGACCACGGTAAGCACACCTTGCTGTA